TCTTTAAATTTAATCACTCTTAAATAGACGTATTTCTCTTTTTAATTTTCTAAACGTGTAATAACAAAGTCACTTGTATTTTTATTTTTATATTATTGTATAATAAAGAATGTCAAAATACGAAATTCATAGATGGGATCTTATAATGACTGGAAACAGTACATTTAAAAGACCCGTCATATACATTAAACCAGATATAGATTTTCTTGAGTTTGCGAGACTTAATAATTTTTCTATTGTGGCTGTTGTTGAAGGAACAGGACTTCAGTACGATGGTAATCAAGTGCCTGCTACTGTAAATAAGGGAGCTAATTTTTCAGATACTAATGGGTATTATGTTATTTCCCTTGATTCGAACTCGTATGGATATCCTAAAGATGGGATGCTTGGAACGGTTTCATTTTTAGGTCTTGTTAAAGCACCTGTGTCAGATGATGTGAATGTTTCTAATGGACAACAGTCTGTTTCTAATAAAGGAGAGTCTTTTCCTAATAAAGGAGAGTCCCATAATCCTGTTGTAGATATGAATAAAAAAAATTTTATTGTTTTCCTAGTATTAGTTGTTTTAATGGTGCTACTGTATAAATTAGCAGAAACGTTGTGTGAATAGTTTTTTTAAAATTTAATAAATTTTAAAATTAAGAACTTTAGAGAGGATTGCGAAACGTTTTATAATTTCTTTTTCTTCTTGTAACTAAAATAAAATTAGAATATGGAAATTCGTAATTTAAGAATCTTTTAAAAACAATTCTACAGTGATGTGTTATCGAAATGTTTCCGTTTATAATAAAGGTTCTCAGACAATCTGGTTTAATCCAACCAATTCCGTTCGCGTCATTACCTTTAATATGGTCTTGTATATTAACATCGCATTCTGAACTTTCAATGTAGAAGTATGAAGCTCTGTTTTGAATGACCGTTTTTCTGGAGAACTGATTGTCTAAAATCTTCAATCCAGTTTCTTCTAAAACCTCTCTTTTAGCTCCGTCAATTTCTGTTTCACCGAAGTGTAGACTTCCTTTCGGGGGTCCCCATAGATTACCTCGGGATTGAATGAGGAGTATTTTGTTATTCTCATAATCGTGAATAAGTACTCCTGCTTTCAGTGTTTTCTTTCTAATCTTGTAGTGTAAATCTTTTTCGTATGTGTAAGGTATAGCTTTCAACTTACAACAGCCTTCATTACATTTAATTATTTCCATTCTCTTATATACAATACAAAATCTTCTTAAACCTTAACTTGTAGATAATGTACTTTTAAAGGTTTGGTTCTACCTATCCTGTTAGCACGTCCTAATATTTGTGTCTGCGTGTTAGTATTCATTTCGTGATATAATATCACATCTGTTGCCTCCTGAAGGTTTATTCCCGCTCCATCAAAGTTTGTGTTTAGGAATATGACAGTTGTTTCTCCGTTTTTGAATTCGTTTAAACTTTTTTGTCTGGAGTTGATGGTACCTTTTATTTGAGTGAATGAGATATTATTTTCTACGAGGGCCGTGCAGATTGGAGTAAATGTGTTATCGAATGCTGAAAAAATTAAGAATTTACCTTCTTTATTTTTATTGATAATATCTACGATTTTTTCTAATTTGGTCATAGTTCGGATTTCTTCTTTCTTCTCTTCTTTTGTTTCTTGTTGATTGGTAACGTATATGAGTTCTTTTATATCTATTGTTGTTCTACATAAAGGACAAGAAGAGTGCGAAGTGAGCCAAGTGAGAAGACAATGCCCACAGAAAAGATTTTGGCAACCAGGCTCCATAACAGGGGAATTGAGGGGTTCAAGACATATATGACAAGAACTAAGAAGCATTTCTTTTACTTTGTTATCAAGCTCTTTGATTTGGTAATTGATTAGTGTTTTTCTATCAGTCCATTCTCGGAGACGGTCTTCATCGTTTCTAATTGTATATATCCTTATTTTTGCTTCTATTTCTTCGAGTTCTTCAAGTTTCTTTTGTTTAACAAGATTTATGATGTTTCCGGTTTTACCTCCTCCGAGAGCAGCTATAGCTCCTTCAATGTTACCAGCTTCGATCATATTTTTTATAGAAACTGTTACAAAACCTCTGACGGAGTTTAGAATAGGATTGTAACATTCGTGATATTCGTAAATTGTCGGGGGCATGTTGAAAGAGGATGTAACGAACCCAGTGTCATTTCTGAATATCATACCGTCAAATTGTGTTTCAAAGTCCCACCACCCAGTTCCTACAATTTCTTTCATAAAACTGTTCCTACAGTTACGGTGATTGACAGTAATAGAATTTGGAGTAGCTGTAACGAACCAGTAGAAACCGGCTTGAACTTCTTTCATACCAGAAATTCTTAAATGTCCTGGTTCTTCATATATGAATCTTTTCCAAGCATAACCTTTATGAGATATAATTAGAGTATTATACATAGAAGGTGTAACAAGAACAACATCACATTCTTCTGGATCTACAGTGTCAACACCTTTCCTAGAGGAGACAGTTCCTACTACAAGAGGAGTATTTTTTAGTTCTTGCTCCCATTGCCCAATAATAGATTGAGAAACAAGAACAAGGGTAGCTGGAAATTTATCGTATCTTTGAATAACTCGTTTTCTTATTCTACCACCAGCTTCGGAAGAAAAAATTTCAAATACGTAAGGGGTTTCAAGGTTCCATTCCATCTTATCTCTAAGAATAAGACCGATCATAGAAAGAGTTTTTCCGAATCCTGTAGGGTCTGCATTAACTCCAATATTAGATTCTTTTATAAAATTGTCATTTACAATTTTCTTTTCTCTTTCAAAAGTTTCCATTTGGTATATACTTGCTAATTGATGAGGGAATAGAGTAACTGTTAAATTTCTTGGTTGTATAACCATTTGTATATTTTCGTAACATTCCATTGTTTTATTAATTTAATACAAATTAATAAACCATTATTCTATCTAAGCTTGAGTTAAAACATCATGCCAGCGTATAACCCTTTCTATTTCTGTAATTTTATCATTATAAAAGATATAAGCTTCACTAGAAGAAAAATCATTAATCCACACAATATATTCGAGATGAGTATCATATCCAATCTCTCTTAAAGTATACAAATATTCTAAATAGGGTTTCATTTCATTTTTGAATTGAACTAGAGAATCTACATTTCTAGTTAAACTTGCACTGGGTGCATTACGACGACCTACTCGAACCAATGGTACTAAACTATTTATAAGTTGTTGTGTAGGAATTGTTATCTTAATATAGTTATTAAGAAAGTTCATATCAACATTTATCATTTTCCTTTTCCTTTCCATTTTGCTGTCGCTTTCTATTTCTCTTTCAATGGATTTAATAATTTGATTGATTTTACGAACACGAAGGCCTGTTTCTATATTGTATTTAGTTAAAACATGAATAGTATATCTATTCATAATATAACTTGGTGATAGTTTAGAACAAACACCTAATATATCTAATGCTGCTTCTTCGCCTTGAGAAGGCTTGGAAAAGATTTTATTGTATTCATTCGTTAGGATGGAAGGGTGAATAGGCATATATATATTTCTAGGCTCAACTTTAACAATATCTCCTAAAGTTTCCCCGTGGTTAATAATTATCCAGTCTAGAAACATCTTAGGAGTGTAAGTAGCGAGCATGTTTACTGAAACAAGAGTAGAAAAATTAATACGTGCATTAAATACGCCGGTATCTTCCGTTTTATAATAATCATCTTTCTTCTCATAAAATCCAAATAAACGTCTACACCATTGTACTAGATCGGTATCTAGATGATAATCCTCTATAGTGGCGAGACAACTCACTAAAAATCTGTGCATATCGAATCCTGGAATCATATGGTTCACAATACCAGCATCTTCTTTGTCGCGCGCCCCATATACTTCTTCGTTAATTTTAACTGATGAAGCCCCATAGTCTATTATAACTGGTAGAGTATTTGTTTTAATTTGGTATGTATTGTTGTCAATTGATACCGAATACTCAAATGATCCTTCTTTTGACATTACATTAGAAGTGTGTAAATCGAAGTGTGTGAAACTATATTCTTGTTGACCTATTTCGAGTGTTATTAGAATTTGAATGAATATTTCTAATAGTTTTTTAAAGCTTTTTTTGTTTTCTGTCTTATCATTTGTTACCCGAAATCCTTCTATAACAGAAGTAATAGAAGGACCATTCACTCTCTCGTAAATAACATAAGGTGTTAGTGGAGTATTACCTCTTCCTCCTCTTTTTGTTTCATTATTGCATAAACGTTTCTCGACAGGTTCAGGTTCAGTCTTTCTTGGGTTGTGTCTTATTGGTTTACGACATTTAAAAATTCCCAGAACTTGTGCTAAAGTGGGAACGTAATAACGGAGTTTATTGAGAGCGTATGCACCTACGATATATTCACGAAATAATTCAAACTCATAATCCTGTTTTTTTGCAAGTTTAATAACAACGGAAATACCATTTATATCGTTAATTATAGATGCTGTGTAAGCTATACCGTATTGGCTATTAGAATCTATTTTTTGCATATTATGTAACCAGGTATCTTCTGGAGATAATGTTAGGGTGTAAGGTTTCATTGGTCCATTAGAAAATTTAGATTTTTCTAGAAGTGTATTAAATAAACATATTACAGCATTCATATCTACGCTGTTCATAAATGTCTGTTCTAAAATTTTCTTTACAATATCAGTTGATATTTCATTAATATTGCTTTTGTTTAAATATTCATCTTTTATTGTGCAAGTTGGTACATCCAATATCAATTCTACCATACGATCAGAATCTAGTTGTCGAAGTGTTTCCATTTCTTATATCAATCATTTTTTTCTTATAAGAAAAAATTAATTTGTATATCTTCCTTGAAATTGTTGAATCACTGCTCTTGACATTCTTGATTTCTCAGAATCTTGAGATGATCTAACATCTTGCATCCTCTCTCTCATAGGAACTTGTGTAGGAGCGCTGTACCCCCCAGGTTGAATTTTTGGAGAGAGGCGATACTCCCTGGAAGAATTGTCAGAGTTTCCTCTGTTAAAATTTCCAGGATTAATAGTCATAGTTGTCAAAGGGGTATTTCTCTCTAACTCAATTGAGTTAGTTTTATCAATAGTCTTGTGAATGTTTTGACGTGTGTTAGTGTGTGCTTTGTATTCAGGGATACTTCTCGTCAGTTCAATGTCTTTATGGATATAAGAAGACTGGTCTGTACCGCTAACAGCTGTGTTATAGTTTACATTTCTAATGTCTTTGGTTCTTACATCAGAAAGATCTACTACTTCTTCAATATTTGTTATATTTAGATCGGATCCTGCGTTACTAAATACTGAATGAGCATTAGTATCTTGAGTATAAGGATCTGTGTTTTTCATTGAGTTATTGACGTAGTTTTGTGAAGAACCGACTTTGCTAAATACTGAATGAGCGTTAGTATCTTGAGTATAAGGATCTGTGTTTTTCATTGAGTTATTAACGTAGTTTTGAGAAGAACCAACTTTGCTAAATACTGAATGAGAGTTAGTATCTTGAGTATACGGATCTGTGTTTTTCATTGAGTTATTAACGTAGTTTTGAGAAGAACCGACATTTGCGTGAGCGGTAGCATATACCATATTTCTATTAACTTCTTTTGTAGGTTCGAGAACGTGTTGATTTGTGAGATCCATTGTACGAATTCCAGATGTTGTCGAAGTTCTAAGAGTTGGTTTAATAACATATTTAACTTCAAAAGGTTCTTCGATTGGTTTTTCTACTTGATATACAGCAGTAGGTCTTACAAAAGCATGTAGCATTTTATTTTTAACTTCTTTTGTTTCTTGAGATGTACCACAAGTTCTCATCTTCTTTGAGAAATCGACAAACCCAGGCTGAGTAGAAGCAGTAGTCGATATACGAGGTTGCCTTGAAAGCGGCATTAGTTCTTCTTTAGTCATTACAGGAGGGCGAAATTCACCATCCTTCATAATTGTTCTCGAGGAGTAAGCTTGTGTTTGATTTTGCCCAACACCCTGTCCTCCATTGTTTCCGTTATTGCTGTAAGACACACTGACCATTGGATTCACTCCTCTTGCATATGTTAATATAGCTTCGCAACTGCGATCTCCCGCTCCATCTATAGATTCCGAGATAGCATTAGTATCACCTACCTTGTCAATTCTTCTGGTTGTAATTGAACGGGGAGGATCTCTAAGCATATTTAAATTAGTAGACCATCCTTCTACAGAGGGTAATGTTGTTTTTCCGTAATTTGTAATTCCGCTATATGAAAATGACATATTATTTCTTTCTTATATATAATAACTTTTTAATACCACTCTTTTTATTTGTTATTTTTTTATTTGTTAATATTAAATGAAACAAACTAAATTAGAATTAGCCCAACAGAAAATTTGCGTAGAAAAGGTTAAGGAATCTGATGTAATGGAATTGTATGAAATGAGGAAAAACCCTGTTAATTCACGTAAATTCCAAAAGCTTAAGGCAGCCTTCTTAACTAAGAAACTTTGGCCAAAAGGTAAAACTCTTAAAATCTTTTTTATGGAAGATGGACAAAATGTACCACGAACTCCTCTTTCACAAATTGAAGGAACCAGAAACCAGGAAGGTGAAACCCTCTTAATGGATCCACTCCAAATTTCTCTTACTCCAGAAGATGGAGCTCCTCTCCCAACTATAGAAGCTGTTAAGGAAGTTGTTATTAAGAGAGTTCAACCTGTCGTAGGTTTGAAATTAAAATTTACTAAAAATATCAACGAGTCTA